CAATAAGGATTAAGGTCTGCGTTTTATATATTTAATATTTAACACAGTTTTATAGCAGTTATCTTTGTACTGATCTGCCCGAACGTCACCGCTTTTGGCACTTTTATCAAAAACTTTAAGTTGTTAACTGCCTTGCCGGATATTATTTCATGCATGGTCAGCCACGTGCCACCGTTTCCGTTATTTGGGGCGGTGATTCCAATCGCCTGATCGACGGTACTTTTTAATGATATAACATCCACGGCAGAACTTTCAGAAACCCAACAGTAATAATTTACCAGCCACGTTCCGGAATCAATAGATAATCCGTCCGCGCCTGCATAACTCCATGTATCGGAGAAGTATTTATCAAATTCGTTACTGCTTACCTGACGGTATCCGGTATTGAACATGGTTTTGGCGTCGGCTTTCTTTAAATATGTGGTCGGAATATCATTACCATCGTGATCTGCATCAGCCCGACCAACACGTACAGCAGGATAGGTGTCGTCAAGTTCATTATGTGCGATCAGATTAATTACTTTTTCAGTGGAATCCTGTAGCGGTATGAAGTCCCCTAAGGTTCCGGACCAATCACTTTTTTCAATTCTAATGTAATGCTTATTCTTTAAACCGCTGTTTAACATACTTATCTGTTTCGCCAAACTGCCATCCACATTTGGATTTGCCTGTCTTGCATCAAGGGCGTACCCTGCTTCCGTGGTAGTGTTATTGTTGGCGACTGCCGTTTTCTTTAAATATGTTTCGGAAATGTTCTTTCCATTTCCATCACATTCCGCTTTTTTAGCTGATGCTACATTTTTATCACAATCCGATGTGTTGTCTACCTGATCCAATCCCTTAAAAAGTTTTTCTACACTCTCAAAATTCTCATTCACGGTTTTCATATCCACCGGATCTGTTCTCTCAAACAGCTTGAATTTAAAAATATCTGTAAGTTTCATGTTATCCTCTCTTTCTCAGTCCGATTTCTGCAACCTGTTCCACTGTAAACCGTGATAATTCTTCCATTGTATAATTTGCAATATTTTCCACCTTTGAACTCAGATTCTTGGGAATACTGATGTTTCTCAATTCCCAGTGTGTAAACTGCCCCAGTATAATATGCGGATACGGTTTTAATGTCTTGTACTGGTTGTAAAGCAATTCTGTATTAAGCAAAATATTGCATGGCACGATTTCGCCTAAAATATCCACCACAGAATCATATTGATTTTTCTGCGCTATACCGATTTTAACGATCATTGTCTGACCGGGAATATCAAAGTCTATTGCGTACTCTGTACCACACAATTCCTTTAATTTTCTTTCAAGGAAAGCATAGTTATACGGCAGACACACATTCCATTTGGTCAGACACCGGAAGATTCTATCTTCGAGCGTATCATCACTTTTCGGCGTCATTCCAAGAATCTTTTCAAACCGGGCAATTCCCTCTTCGTCACAGGATATAATGTACCGGTTATCAATCATCCTGTTATGCCTGGATTCCAACAATCGAAACTCCGGTGTTTCCGTATCCATAATTTCAGCCAGCTCACTGTATTCCTGCAAATACAAAGGGAGCAGCTCCTTAAGATTGATATATCTATCCTCCATAAGTAACCACCCCCATGACCGGGATCTCATATTCTGTTAATTCAAGATTTTGTGTACCCCCATTGATGGTTGTTCCTGTCACATCAAGCACACCTTTCACACCCATGATTGCAGCATCCAGCGACGCAATTCTCACGATCAGATGATTCTGGTTCTCCCAGTCCTGCCGCAACGATAAAATGTACTTTTTCATTGCGTCCTCAATCAATGCTTTACATTCATTCAATCCATAACCACTGTCAAAGGTGATATTCATTGCAATATTTACCACTGACTCTTTCGCCGTCTCGACCGTAACCACATGCCCGATCGGCGCCAGCCCGTCCCCCATGCCATCACCGTTTGGATCAAACTCTTTCTGGACTGCAGATATCAATGTATCCGTAGCTTTTCCATGTGCACTGTCTAAAATAACAAGTTTCACTGTTCCGGGACCATTCCACGTCCGTATCACTTTGACTGCTCCGACTCCCGCCAGTGCAAGCGTTTTGTTTCGATAATCTTTTACATTACCGGAAAATGCCCTTTCCTCAAACGATTCAAAATACCTCTGCCGCAGGGATTCCGTACTTTCTTCCGCTTCTCCATAGATCAAAACCCTCGTGATCTTTGCAGTCGTGAGACCGGAAATATATTCGATTGGCAGAACATCTCCCGTATATTCATTTCCGACCGTACCGATCTGCTCACAGGTGACCTGTCCGGGAGCTGTAACGATATAGGTATTTTCCCCGCCAGTAAATCTTTTTCCGTCCGCAACCTCCACATCGGTTTCTAACTCAAGTACTGCCTGAGTTGCTTTCTTTGGCGTAATACCTCGATCCGCACATAACCGGATCAGATATTCCCTTGATGCCGTGTCTCCAAATGTCTCTGCCAGCATGCAGTCAAATGCAATATACATAGACGTCAGTTCCACTGCTGCCGGTGCCAGTGCAGCATAGATTGGCGAACTCTCCCTTTTATCCATTGTCTCAGGCACACGGGACAACATGCGCTGTAAAATCACATCAAATGCCTGATCTTCATACATTACACGTCCACCTCCTTCTCAATCTTTGCATTTCCATATTTCGTGTGCGCGGTAAATTTAGCGATCAGCGTTTTTCTGTGCACTTCAAACTCAAAATTATCTACCGAGTCTATCCGGTCATCCTGTGTCAGAGCTTCCGTAATCCGCCGTTCCACTTCCACCATGACATAATCCATCGGCTTACCGATCAGATCCTGCAATTCCACACCATAGTTCCATGAAAAAATAATGTAACGATACCGCTCTGTGTTCAGGATATTGTAAACTGCCTGTTTTACTGCTTCCAAACCATCACATTCGCCTACAACATTGCACGTTTCCCGGATCATGTGATGACATAAAGACGGCTGTTCTGCTACCTCGATTTCTTTTAAACTGTTAACTGCCGGAATCATGTCACACCACCCTGTCCGCAACTAAAAACTTCTGGCCACCCTGCTGCCGGATCAGCACAACCTGCTGACCTGTTTTTAATCCGCTGTAAATCTTCATTTCCTTTTTCACACCGTCTAATTCAATGTCCACGGTACGATCTGTTAAATGTTCCGGAACGATAAGCTGTGCGCTGGCTATATCAAACCTCTGCTCCACTTTAATTTTTAATGGAGCTGCCACTATCACTGTACCGGACATCACATCTGCCGGATATCCCGCCTCATTGACTCCGTTTGACACCTGCTGTATCGCCCTCACAAAATCATTTGCATCATGCACTGAAACCACCTCCTGATAAAGTTAAATCCATTGTGTGTTTGCTTTCACCATATTTTTGCACGCATTTTTCTACGAGCATCAGATTTTTTATCTGCACATCTCCTAAATCAAGCTGTACCACGACCAGCGAGCCGCCGCGCACTCTGGAATCACCACAGGCATCCTTAACCGTCAACGTCTTTGTAGCTTTATTATAAAGTTTCAAGAGCGCATCCGCTTTCGCCTGCCCGTTTTCTCCATCCTGCAGCGTGTCAAAATACTGTAAGATTCCCCAGTCATTCATGTGGGAGGAATCCTGTGCAATATATACATCCCTTTTTCCTGTCTTTTCATTATCAAAGACCAGCTTAATCCGGTTGTAAGTATCTGAATCAATCGAAGATTCATAATCATAATTCTGTCCGGTCTCTGCATCTATGACGATAGGCACATACATATCACCGATAAAAGACAGATTCAGCTTTCCACCGTCGTCATGGAGAATGTACAGATCACCCGTATTCTGTAATGTCAGATCAAGCGCATTTCCGATCATATCCATAAGAGACTCATTATCTTCCACTCTCGACGCAATCTTCCATATGGTATCCGCAATCGTGCCGAGATTAAAACCAAAATTATTGGCAATCTGCATCACGACCTCAGCAGCCGTTTTGTTCTCATATACCATTGTGTCTTTGTTTTTCAGATACCGGATCTGGTCATAGGCAGTTACTTTTACAATATTGCTTCTGTCGCGCTTGATTTTAAAAATAAAACCATAAAACACACCTGTTTCTCCATCCTTAAAGCGCACCGGGTTTCCTTCCGCAATCGAAATCCCGGTATCCACGAAACTGAATTCTATGGAACCGGGACTGATCTGCCGCTCTGTGGTCACTTTTACTTCTTCCTGTACTGGAGGCAGATAAACTGTGCTGCCGTTTTGGATTAATAACTCGTACATTTTTCCTCCTGTGTTTTATGCCGCCGGGATCGTAAGCACCTGCCCCGGATATATCAGATTCGGATTTCCGCCGATTACTGATTTATTGGCATTGTAGATCACACTCCACTTTCCACCATCGCCGTAAAACTGCTTCGCAATCTTCCAGAGACAGTCCCCGGAAACTACGGTATAGCTCCCCCCGCTTGGTGCATTGCCTGCTGCTCTGGTCTGCTGCATTGCCGCCTGTGGTTTTGGTAGCGATATATCCACGGTACAGGTCTTTGTGATAAATTCACGGTACTGTTTCAGTTTAATCTTGACAGTCGTATCAAATCCCTCTCCGGCATCATCCACAATGGAATAATCCTCAAGTGAAACTGTCATGTTGGTATGAAATAACTTCTTTTCGTTTGGAAATGCTCTTGTCATGATATACTGAAAACTTTTCTTCTGTAACTTTAATTCTTCCAGCTTATCCAGATAAAACTTGGCATTTCGGAATTTCTCCGGATATAGGGCAAACGGATATTCTGTATTTGGAAGCAGAAGATCAAATTCCACATCTGACAACCCTGCGGCTTTCAAAATATTTGCTTCGCCCTCATTAATCAGAGTTACCGTTTCGTTCTGATTATTGATTTTTACTGTCACTTTGGATGGAGCAACCGGAAACAGCACCCTATCCAGATATAATTTATATGCCATTTCCTACACTCCTTCCCGGACGGCTTCTAATGCTTCTAACACTTTCGTTGTCATTCCATCCACGATACCATCCAGATCTGCATTACTGCTCACGTTGTTATTGTTCGTCATATCCAGCTTAATCTCCGCAGTCGTAAAACGGTTGATTGCCTCCTGCTCTGCAATGTCTCTAAGATATTTCAGATCCTCGTCCGTGATATCCACAGAATCTTTGATTGCACTGGTATCATCTGCAATACTGTCAAGGTTGCCACCTGCACCGGAATTTGCGATTGCATCACTGAAACCAGATATATAATCATCGGGATTCGGGATATCTGTTTTGCCAAAGATGTCCGACAGGCTGAAATTGCTGATTTTATCTGCAATTCCATCTCCCCATGCTGCGCCTGTATCAAAAGCATCGCCATAATTGAACCGGTTGAACTGATAATCTGACATGTCTACCGTCTTTAAAATTTCTGATCCACCATTTTCACTTATCACGGCATCCACCTTTGCCTGTACTTTGCCTTGAAATCCCGCAACTGCATCTGCGAGATTGCTTCCAAATACCGTATCAAGCATTCTGGCAGCCGATTCAACCACTTCCACTATAAAATTAAACAGGCTTAAGATTAGAGCTTCGATTGTGGCAACAGGATTATTAAAAACAGTGGTAAGCGCATTTACAAAATTTGCTATAAAATTCCACAAAGTCACGCCAATTCCGATGATTGTATTTGCAACTCCGATAAACAGATTTCCTATAAAAGCAGCTGCCGTTAACAGTGCTCCTGTTATGACACCTATGCCACTATTCGCAATCCCTGTTGTTTTCGCAATCCAATTACACAGTGCAATTAATGCTGCAACTAATGCTATAACAATAAGTACAATTCTCATCACAGGACTTGCCCCCATAACTGCATTTTGAATTTTCTGTGCTGTCGTCATAATGTTTGTTGCGGTTGCACACAATATCTGCCATCCATACCATACAGCTAATGCCGCCGCAATCCCATACACGATTGGACTAATAACTGACCAGTTATCAGAAATGAAGGTGCCAACCTGACTGGCAAAATCAAAAATATTCAGCACAATATTCGCCAATACCGCCATTGCATCTATTGCATTATCGGAAAATGTTTCAAAAACATCACTGCCAGTAGCACTGTTTATTCTCTGTAAAACAGTTTGAAAAGCCATCATGGCAGCGTTCTGCATTTTTGTCCATGCCTGCCCCCAGGTCATCGGCATTTCATCAAACTTGGCATTAATATCATCCGCCGCAGAAAAGATCGCCGCCTTGACAATATCCGCTGTTATTTCACCGTCTGCCGCCATATCCCTGATCTGTCCGATCGGAACATCCATGTAATCTGCAATATTCTGGATCAGGTTTGGCGCCTGTTCAAAAATACTGTTTAATTCATCACCGCGGAGTACACCGGAACCAAGAGCCTGTGATAACTGTAACTCTGCATTTGCGGCTTCCTGTGTGGATGCACCGGCGATCGCCATCTGTTTTTGAACCAGATCTGCGAATGCAACAACCTCTTCCGAGTTGCCAAATGCATCCCTCGCATTATTGCCGAATCTTGCAACAACCGATGCCATGCTATCTAGCGATCCACGCGCATCCTGTGCCGCAGCATATACCATATTGACAAGTTCTGACGTCTCATTTGCAGTTCCGTTTATCTCATTAAAGGAATTATTCATCAGATCCAGTCTTGAGGTTGCCTGCGTCAATTCATCGGATATGCTTAAAACTTTCCCGACGCCCTGTATACTGATATACGCTCCGACTGCACGTTTGATCGTATTTACCAGTTCGTTTGAACCGGACACCCCCTCCTGGATCTCTTGGTTAAATCTTCCCTGCTCATCCGTATTATCCCGGATATACCGCTCTGTATTACCCACTGTCTGCGATAACTGGAGATATGCCGCATTTGCACCGGACGCATCCATGTTCTGCATGGCGGTATTAAGATTATTCTGCTCCTGAATCGCCCGGTCTAATTGCGATCTCAACTGTTCCAACTGGGAGTTTGCTGTATCTGTTCCCATATTGACCGGATTGCTTTCGATCTGCTGTATCTGTTCCCGGATCGAATCAATTCTTACAGCCATGGAATTAAGATCCTGGAATGACTCCGGCGGAAAGATCGTTGTACTGTATGCCTGTCTTGCAATATCGTTCTGCGTGCTGCTCAACTGCTCTAACATGCTATTGGCACTCTGTACTTCCTGCTCGAACCGATCCATTCCGGTTCCTGTAAACACATCCAGATTGTTCGTTTCCCACTGCACTGGAATCTCGGCCGGTTCAGAAGTTCCTACAAGCGGATTCGGGGCAGAAGCTGGCTGCTGTGCCACACCGTTCAACGCAATTAAGGATGCTGTTGCTTCATCGATCGCCTCTCGCGCTCCCTCTAAGCTGCTCGTATCAATATCCATCGACATTGCCTGCTGCATATCATACATCTGTGCTGTTGCAAGGTTGACCGCATCCATAATGCCATATAAAACACTGGTAAACTGATCATTGAGCTCTATCGCTGTCTGAATAGCTGCCATACATCGTGCCTCCTTCCTAATGAATCTTTCTCTTTAATTCCCGCTCTTTTTTCTTATCATTCTCAATCTTGATTTTTATTGCGGCGATCACAAATGCTTTTTCCTGTTCATCCATATTTAAAAATACAGATGGCAGGATATGTAATTTTAGAAGGGCATAGTAAGCAAAGTTTGCTTCACCATCCCCTCCTTCAATTAGTTTTTTGCTTCGTCCACCTTGACATCGAGACTGTCTGTAAATCCCTGGAACTTCTGCATCCACACTTCAAACATCTGAAATTCACCGGCTCCATCCACCATTGCGTACAATAAATCTTCCGGTGTCTTCACACCGTAGGAATCCTGTAATTCTGCATCATACAGATCCGGATATACTGTGGCTGCTGCCATCATCTTTGACAGATATTTTTCTGTATTCAGCCTTGGGCGGTACATATTCGGTTTTCCAGTTACCGGGACCTCTACAGTACATGCATTGCGCAGTTCCTCATTCTCGCGTGATGTGATCTGGCGAAATTCCCAGAGAAGCGGCTTTCCGTCTGTATCTGTAAGACTCGCTGTTGGAGCATACTTCTGATTTGCTTTTACCTTTTTGTTTGCTTTCATAAATCTGCTGAATTCTGACATATGTTTCTCTCCTTTTTATTTAAAATCCCCTCCCGCTGATGCAGGAAGGGAACATCATTAATTTGTTCTAAAACCGTCTAACTCTTTGAATTTCTCCGGCATATCCCAGCTCTCAAAGGTTCCTGAAATATCTTCATCCAGAATTTCTTCGCCCGCCTGGAACTTTGCAAGAATAAATGAGTCACAGAGACATCCCCTGTGAATAATTGTCTGTCTGCCTGCACTGCTTGATGGATCCTCATTGCTCACCTGGATTTCAAAATAAGGCAGGTTTCCTGTTTTCTGATACTTGTTTGCCATTGTGCGGAGCACTGACTGATTATAATGTGCAGTTCCCTTCCAGGTACCCTTTCCACCGGCAGCCTTGTGTCCCATACCGACTTTACCCAAAATCTTGACATCGCTGATCGTAACATCCCATTTACTTTCGAACTCTGTCAGATTCATAAAATTGTACCGTCTCTTACCGATCGTAATAAAACACTCCGCAAGGCTTCCATAGACGGCATCGCCCGCATCCATAATAGCTGTATTTCCCATCTTTCTTCACTCCTTCCTACGCTACCGTAACAGTCATATAGAGCTTACTCATCGCATTAACAACTGTCACCTGATCTGTGATCACTACCGACTTTTTCGATTCTCCCTGTGCGATCGTAATATCATCTTCGCTGAAGTTCTCGATCGCCCTGATTTTTTCAAGTTCCCTATGATGTGCCACGATGTCAGACCAGAGAGACGTTCTTCCCGCCGCATCATTCGATATGGTGCCGAGATATTTTGTACTGAATAATACGGCAATATCATTACCGATCTGATCGATCACGCGGACCGTCTGATTGTCCTTAAAAAGTTCTCCCTGTGTGTCTGTCACGCTTACCATGGAGTTGATGTCGTCCAGAACGCGGATATCTGAATTTACCCTGTGCAAGACAAATTCTCCATTTTTGATAGACTCTCTTAACTGATTCTG